TCAAGAGAATGGTTTAAATCAAGGTCGATATGACTTCCCGTACCGACTATTCCACTAGGCACTGTGGCACTAAGCACAGGCAGAGCGGAAGTCGTCGAGGAAGTAAAGATTTCAACCATTCGAGTGATGTATCCTATTGGCCATTTAGTTAGGAATCCGTCTTTAAGCACCGTAAATTGGTGCGAAAAGACAGCAGGGTTAGGCACAAATAGTGATGTGATACATGGCGTTAGGCCTCCGGAGAGTAGATTGCTGCAATTTAGTATTGTATTTGCACCTGTCGTAGTTCCAAAGTTTAGGTATTCATCTAGACTTGCGGTAAGTGTCTCCCCAACATCATCATAGGTAGTTTTGTTCCCAACATAAAAGGTAGTTGAGCTCGATATTAGTACGTTAGGGTCAAACAAAACACCAATAAAAGGCAGAGAAGAGAGAAAAGAATCAGCTTGAACCGTGTATATACCCGTTGTTCCTCCTGCTGAAGTGAATGTTGTACTCGTTGAGATGTCATTAAATTCTGCGTTAAGTGGTATTTTGTATATTTGTACATCAGCTATTGCGTTAGTAGAACCAAGAAATATTGCAGTATTATTACTAAAACTTAATTTAAGATACATTCCATCTTCATAGTCATCCGGATTTATGTATAGTCTTGCACCCGTATCTGTTGTGCTGGCTGTTGTCGTGCCTTGGGTTGGTGTGAGCTCGAAGAAGCGACTCGTGGAACTTGCGAAACTAATTCCTTCCCCGTTCCATATGAAACGGAATTCAGACGTGATTGAGAAGTCAGTAGACTTCCAAAAGAACGTACTGTACTCCCCCGTATTCTGGAGCTTTCTGATTGCTGCGAAAACATCAGGGTTGAGCCATGCACCCCCTCCATCCACACAAAAACCCTGATTGTTTTCCGGGTCCGAGGTGAAATCTGTTTGCTCTGCTGTTAGAATTGTGCAGAAATTTGTTGCATTTCCGAACCATCCTGGGTTTCCGTACCATTTGAACTCCCAAGAAGCGTCACCTCCGAGGAAATCGTCATTGATTTCATCGGGCTGTGGCGCTTGAGTGTAGGCGAAGCTTATAACGGGAGTCATAAGCAAGCCTAGTATGAGTATTAATTTCTTCATGGTATAATGATTCTGCATATACATTGAACCCTCTGTCGGGGGTTTTTTGTTTTGGATTACCTTCCGAATCCTGTGAATTTGTGAGCAAGTCTCCACATCAAGTAAATAAAGGCAATCCCAAGGAGGAATGGCCAGCTTACTTGCACCAACCAAAGGCCGAAGTCAACAGCACTACCGACGAGTGAAACGAAGATATTGTAGATAGTTGAGGCACTGAGGCCAATGCTATTAAACACTGCAGTTGTCGAGGCAGTTAATGTAGGCATTGAGAGTATTTATTTTTTGTATGAAATGTGTTCATCTAATTCACCGGCCTTTAGGCAAGTACACCTTATCGGGCGCACTAGATTTGGGACTTACAGCTACGCGCCTGCCCAGACTTTCCCACTTTTTACCACCGAAACATAGAAATTGATTTAAAACCTAAGTAGACGAAGAGAGCAAGTATTGGTGCAGTAAGGTAGAGTAGTAATGTATCTTCACTCATTGTAGTTGAGCTTTGTATGTTGTATTCTGTTGTTTCTTCTGGTGGTCCCCCACCTCCTCCCACAGGTTCTAGAACGAAACCAAGGATTGAGTTTTGGTTTGACGTAACACCATTCTGCCATGTATGTGTGATTGTACTTATTGTTTCTGGTCCTGAATCCCCTGCACCTAATTGTGTGCTTCCGTTTGTCAAGTCATTAACAATTCCTGTATCTGGTATTGGATTGTGTGGTCCTGTTCTTGATGTTCCTCCCGAGAAAACCCAGGAGTCTTCCGTATTGACTGAAAACTCTACGTCGATACTTGTATCATTATTTTGTCCTGAATTGTAATTAACGATTGCGTCTACGTCGTTCCATGAGCTCACAATTGTATCGTTTATATCTGAACCACTAACAATTACATTGTTAGTTCCCGTATCAGCGTTAAGTAAACTAAAGAGTGTCAAGCGATTTCCTCCTCCGTCTACTATTGTACCTTCTTTTGTTGCATTATTTCCTGCGTAACTTACTGTAATATTATCTACTCCTCCGCTAAGAACCAAAAATGCCATACCTATGTTTGTACCCGATGTTGTGAATGAGAATGTTGTACCAGTATCATGTGCTGAATTATCTTCTGTAATTGCAGCATGTGTTATATATGGAAATGAGAATAGACTTAAAAAAAAGTAAACTATTAAAGTAATTTTTGTATTAATAGTCATGTATTTGTAATGTTCTCTATTGCACCCTGCAAAAAATCGAGCCCGATTTTTATGAATTTAAAAACGAGTACAGTGAATGAGATTGCAAACATAACGAAAATCACGTAAAAAATTAAAGTTAATGCCATGGTTTTTTACTGATTATCGATTTAGAAGCAAGTCCAGCAAGGAGTATTGAAAGAATGAAAATAATTACACTAAACCCAAATGATAAATTGCCCATGTTTGCAATATTTACTGTACTCGTGGCATTAGTTGAAGTGGCAGTTACTGCACACTGTGAAGTTGAAGCAGTAACATGCTCACAAGTCCATTCTGTTATCATAAATTATTTTATAAACCAAAACGCGCTCCTCGACCATAGAAACGTCCCAAAATGTATGCTTTCATTTGGGCACGTCGATGTCGTGAGCGCCTTAAAAATCTTTTTCTCATAAAATAATTATAGCACTATCCCGAATTTTGCAAAATATGAACAAACATAGACAGATCGCTTTGCAGTCTGTCTTGAGAAGTACATATTTTCACCTTTTCGTATTAAGTATTCTGCGTAATTACAGTATTTGCATGCGAGAATCACGAGTGGAGGCGAGTAGCGTATATGAAATTTAAGGAGAGGGTTAGATTTTGTTACAGGATATGGGCAAATTGGACATCTCTCTTTTTTCTGTTGCATTGTATTTAGTATTAGTGATTACACCAACTTAAATATAGTCGTTAAAATCCTCGTTTCAATTAACTTTTTTTTTTTGGAAAAAAGTTAATTACGGTATTTTATACTCCTTATTTAAGTGTATCATACCCCCAAAGTTGAGTTATCCACAGGTGTGGATAACTCTCCCGTTTTACGGCTAAAAATATAGGAATACCACCCCGAAAACAGCAGTTTGAAGGCTATTATTTTGTCGTAAAACGTTAAGTCAAAGGCTTCGAAGAAGACCTCTTGAGACTTCGGAATCCCTTCTGCCAAGTAGTCTGTGTTGTATGCCTGAAAAACCCTCTTGTTTCCCCAGTATGTTTTCTTTGAAATTGGCTCGGCATTTTCATCGACTGTTTCGCCCGCCATCTCTTGAAACTCAAAACGAGCGAAACGAGGCCAAGGCCAAGTAGCAAGCTTAACACACTTGTAAAAACGATTAACGTTTCCCCGTGCGCTAACTTGGATAGCCGTAGGCCGTTGCGAAATGATATTGAGAGTACGATGATAATGCCGAGTATGCAGAATGAGCCTGCGTTTTGCTTTAGAAAAACGCGTCCCCTCGTAAGAATCGAACATATCTTGTCCCTCATCAAAAAAAATATGACAGTCATTTAGTTTACTTAACCATTCTACTAATTCCCCTGTTGAATTAAATTCTTCCGGGTTAAATTGATGTAGATTTTGTGAGCAAGGGATTTTGTAAAACCTCTTGCGAAAGAAGAGAGTATTTTTAAGGAGCATCCAAAAATTCTCTCTATCGTCAAAATCGTCAACATTAATTTTCCAATTACAATACACAACCTTTCCTTGAGCCAAAAGGTCGAGTATATCCGAAGTAGCTGCATAGGTCTTTCCATTTCCTATGAGCCCGTAGTACATATTAATTGCACCTTCTGAAGCTTCAAAAACGTCTATCAAATCGTTTTTCAGAACCTGATTTCCTATTTGCATTAATTTATATTATGTGTTGGAACCCTAGAACCTAAGAATATTTTAAGAACTAATAATAGTATTTCAAAGCTAAGTATATACAAAAAACACTGCCACACAACGTTAAGGTATGGTAGTGTCTCTGTTACTCCGTTGAAGTATCCGACTGCAGTATTAAGAATTGGATCTAATCCTAAAGGCAGAACCTCAACATCAGGTAACCAAGATGTGAGTATATTAGCGAACACTGTTACAACTGATAGTATGAGGTGTATTATCATGGTTTTTTTGGCCCGTATGGCTTGTCTCCTACTCCTCCGTATTCATTTATCGGGTTTATATGCGGTATTAAGTGTCCTCCCAGAATTCTTCTTAGTATGTAGAATGCGAGCGCCATGTATACCATTATATCCCAGTATCGTGAAGTAAACTCGTAAAAGGTCTTTGTACTAGAGGCTGATTCGTTACTAAATGATCCAATATCTGCATTTAGAATAAAGTCAAGAGAATGGTTTAAATCAAGGTCGATATGACTTCCCGTACCGACTATTCCACTAGGCACTGTGGCACTAAGCACAGGCAGAGCGGAAGTCGTCGAGGAAGTAAAGATTTCAACCATTC